AGTTACAGACACCCCCAAAACTTTAGACAAAAACTGATCGATCGGAACGGTTGCATCTCTTATCTGCTTAAGATCTCCACCCATAGCCCGCCCGGCGGCCTGAATGTCAGAATACCCTCGGACGATCTGAGGAAGTTTTTCTGTCCCCAAAGCCGATGCGACATCGCCCAACATTGTCATAGTTGGGATTACGTCAGAAGCTGCAACTCCAACGGCTATCAATTTTTTTGAATACTCAATAAGGTCCCTTTGCTCAAATGGCGTTTCCGCGGACACTCGTTGAATATCTGCAATCAATTCCTGAGCCCTTAAACGGCTGCCAAGCATAGAAGTGAATGCCATTTCCTGTTGCTCGTAATCGATAGCCGCCGATATTGCGGATTTCCCGACTTTGGCCATTCCGGCAGTGATTAGAGCAGATGCGGCTACGGCCTCTATAGCAACAGATTTCCAAAGTGATTTTTGTTTATTCTGTAATTTTTCTAGCTGCTCGCCTGCATCATCGGACGATTTATCGATAGACTCTATCGACGCTTTTATTTTTTTTGCCTCAGGAGTTACCTTGTCGATCAGCTTATAGATTATCTCGACGATTTTATTTGACATCCTCTAAAATCCTCTCGAATATATCAATCTGCGCAGGAAGAAATCGGCCGTACTTTCGGTGATGCTGCATGCAGTAAAACAACCCCTGCATATCTCGACTATGCGCAGATTTTACGCATTCACAAAAAAGCTGCTCTCCGGTCAACCTACCATAAATATAAAGCAAAATTCTCATTTTTTATTAATAGCTTTCTGCGCCTGCCTGTTTTCCTCTTTAATCCCAACGCTCGCTATGTACATATTGAACATCCAAGCGTCCATTTCGCTATAATCGCCCCCCGGAAGAAGAATCTCTATCGGCGGTCTAGAAAACCGCTTTGATAGGACGAATATTGATACAGCATTAGAGTCATTAATGCGGGTCTCACAAGAAAACCGCTTAAAACTTATTTTAACGGCCTCTCCGAATAAATGCATCATTTTTGCGATATTTTTAGGCGTTCCAGGCCTACTCATGAACTCTTCGACGTCAAATTTCTTTTTATTCTCAGAAATAACGCACTTTGAGAGCATAAACTTGATTATTCTCAAATGAGACTCTGTTTCACTTTTCTTTTTGTTGATGTCAATACCGCACGCTTCCATCGCAAGTTCATACATGCTCTTTTCAGAAGTGCCACCGCGGAAAAAATTCAACGGCAACCCATCGTTTTCATCAAGAAAATTGGCAGGGGTTAGTTTACGCAAAACATAAACGTCCCCGCCGAAAAACTTAAATCTTGATACCCTAAACTTATGCGTAAGCTGCGACGGCATCGCGAACCCGAACTTCGGCCATGACAGAGTCAGAACCGCTGCCGGTTGTTGTCCCACCATACCCACAATCAAACTCAAGATCCATAGGCAACGTGTCGTTCCCATTCTCGATTACCGTGTCAGCTTTAAGGAGTGCCTGAGGAATTTCTAACGCAAACAAAAATGGAGTTGTCCCAGCCGCATACTCGGAGGTTGTCATCGTGAAAGTTAGTGCGTAAGCCGTGTAGGCGCGTGCAGCGTTAACAAATTGTTTTTCCGCGTCAATGTTGCACTTGAACATGACTGATGGGATTGTACCTATTAATGGCTCAAGTTGCTGATATCCGCTAACCTTAAAGCGGTCATCCATGAGACCTGTGTTTAGGGTTATTTCAAATGAATTGACAAGTTGCGTAAAAGAATCCCCATCTGCCGGGTTTATTGTGATTGATGGCATCGAGAAATTGTAAGGCGCCGCCGTTGGGTACGAGAACGATGTTACACGCGTAACATCCTGGGCATCTACACCCTCGCAAGTTCCTGTCATCGTAATCAAAACATTACCAGAGCTGTCGCCACTAATAACGACATTATGAATCTTTAACCCCGCATAAGTGTCTGCAAGGTCAGACCCTAATGCCTGCTGTAACGTAAAAGAATACCCAACGGTCTCGCCAGTGATCGGCATTAACCATGTGTGAGTGTATGTGCTATCTGATACTGTGCCGTCAGAAGACGCCCCTAGGAAAAATTGGAAAATCTGGCCCAAAATAGTGGGGGGGATATCAAGTGGCAATTCAAAAGCAGAAACCTCACGTCCAAGATTTGGGATCTGCTTTAATCTTGACGCTATAATATTATCGTTTAGGATTGGCTCACGCATAGACTTTACCAAAGCACTGGACTTTATAGGCCAGGCCGTCATGCTTGTCGTGTCGGCCGTTCCATATGTTGTCTCTTTCTTGACACGTAGAAAGCCACTTTGACCAATTCCTGTTCTAGTCATCTATTTCTCCTGCTTTCTTTGGGTGGATTTTTTTAAAATTATCGTCAAGCTCTTCGAGTTCTCTCTCTGTAATTTTTATGACGTCACCCTTTTTGATAATACCAACGTGTGATTTGCAGATTAACGTGGAAGTATAAGGCCCCACGTACTTAACTTTGATTTTTTCCATTTATTTACCTCTACGGTTATTTTTGTTTAAGTATAAGGCCGCAACAAATTAACGTCAACTTTTCTCTAAAATAGATAGCGATTCACGCTCTATACGATCCTGAACGTCTGAGTTTATTTTATCAATAAAAAACTTTCCCTTTGCTGGTCCTGCTTTTTTAGCGAAAACATAATCGACACCATAAACAAGGCCCTTCGGAACCGGTGCGCCTAATTTTTTACTTCTACCCTTATTTGAAAGTGGAATATAAAGACGTTTTGCATTTTTTGGAAATATTGGACCGCGACCCTTGTCTAGTATCTCGATCAATGAGTGTTTTTTGTCAGAAGTTGTAGTTTTGTTTGTTATCAAATAGTGAGAATTTGCTAACTTTCTCGGAAAAGACCAACCGCGTGCGGTTTTTCCTGTCATCACCGGAGTTTCTTTTATAAGCTCAGAAGTGGCGGTTATTGCAGCTCTTTTGTATACGGGGTCCAAAAGCTGACGCAATTGAAACATTCTTTCGATTTGTTTTATCAACTTATCAGACCCCCTTATCTCATAGCTAGCCACTTCTGGTACCGTTTCTGAATATAGATGATTCTACATCAACAAATGCCTGTATAAAAACATAGTCGCCTGTAGTATCCACCGTGTAATAAATATCTCTACGGTTGTTTGCAACAGATGACAGCCCTATATCGGCAACGCCTGAATCATCCAAGTCTATCTGATCCAGTGCTTTTTCTAGCAATATCAACGCTCCCTCGCCAGGTGTCCCGAGTGTTGCCGTACCGCCGGTTGAAGATGATCCGGTGTTGTACGTGTAAATTGTAAACGAAGATTTTGAGTTTCCCCAATAGTCAGTAATAGTTAACACATGTTTTTTGATGTTTGGCAACAGCGCAAAAATACCACCTTCAAAATCGATGTCTACCGGCTCTCCAAGAGATAACCCGTTATAACTGAATCCTGGAAGCACGCTTGCGTTACAAAGAACATTACAAACTGAATCTCCAATAGTTAACGTCCGATATTGCAGCTGCCCCATAAATTCTAGGAAATCTTGATCTTGTGTTGAATTTGCAGAAACAGACAACATCATAGACGAAACGCCAACAGAGGCGCCGGATGTTATCAACTCTGCGCCATTCACCCCGTCGCTAGTCGTTGTCTCTCTAATGTTCAAAATATTGAACCAGTCAAGAATATCATCCTGAGCATCGACGTCAGCCTCATCGCTAATCGTGTAGATGTCGCCACCACCATTGGCTGGTATCCTGAATAGCGTGTTATTCGTTAGCTTTAATTTATTTTCCAAAATATTCAACGATACACGCATAGCGTCAACGGCCGCGCCATTTTGATAGTTTCCAGCCTCTCTTCCACTTTCAAGATTCACCCAAATTATAGGTAAATCGGTATGCTTTCTTGCAGCCTCAACCGGACCAATACGAACGGATTTCACGCCGTAATCAGTAAGGCGCGAAACTCTATCGTAAACTTTTTGGATTACATTTGTTTTATTTCCCATTATGCATCAATTAGATACCCAACGATATGTAGCTCACTTGTGCATGGGACAGTTGACGCCGTTGGCATTATCGCAGACAAAACATCGCCATCAGATGCATAAACGCCTTTAATTTGGGTTAATGTCCCACCAGACATCTGCGAAACCTGATTTTCAGCTGGCGTGTATTGATGTCTAGCGTACAACTCATCAACGCCTGGGCTCACGCCAAAGTAAAGTTCATAATCTGGCGTGGCTGAGAAATTAAAAACTAAAACTTGCGTTACTATCAAAGATTTACCAGAGGGAACAGTGTAGATCACTTGCTCTGTTTCAATTCCCCAATCAACAGTAGCAGTGGCGATAAGACGCACGCCACCATCAACTTCAAGCCTCTTTGTTACGTCATTATATTTAAAATCTTCTGCAAAAGTTGTCGTGGTCATTATGCTATACCTCCGTCTGTGACATACCATGAATAAGTGTTTGTCAAAATATTTCTACCATCTTTGGGGTTTGCTACAAGAGACGGGTTGTCTGTATACTTGGCCGTTCCAAAATGTGCGTTCACCCCATTTTGCAGAGACTGGGACGGCCAGCCGTTAAACTTATCTAAAAGTTTGTCATAATTTATTTTTGAAAATCCACTATTTAAAGCCATATTGGATGCAGAAGTAAGCCCCGCGACATTAAAATGTGATATATCTTGATTGAACGCGTACGCTCTTTGTACGAAGTTTGTCAAGTTTGTCAAACTAGAAGTGACCCAACTAGGCATCGGTTGATTGTATGCCCACGCGTTCCAGAACATACCATTGAAGAATTGAACATTTTCAACATTGAGATGGTCTAGCGTTTGGTTGAAAACTTGGGCGTTGTCTAGCATTCTCAATAATGTGGTGGCACTCCCAGTGTCAATGTTGAGACTAGAATTAAACAAAGTCATACCTCTAAATGCAAATGAAAAATCTTGCACAAGCGGGGTAATCATAGAAATAGGGTTATTGAAAACGGTGTTTCCGTCCAGAAATGAGGACATTACAGTGCAGGAAGTTAAATTCCAATCAACGATAGGTTGGTTAAAGCTTGACCCCCTGAGCATACTTGAGGCGTTAAGAATTTTTGAAAAATTCCACTCGTCTATGCGTGGAATAGTCGTCAATAGCGCGCAGTCCTGAAATGTGCTGTTGATATACGTTTCTTGGGAAATGTCTAAAATATCTGGGGCTGAGATAGTCATCTGATTGCATCCGCGGAAATGACTTGATTGACTTGACCCCAGCCTAAATTCAGAACCCCACATTTTAATCTCTTTTAATTTTAATTTATCCCCCGAATTAAAAAAAGAAAAGCCCTCAAATTGGCCATGGATTTCAATGTCGTACGTACCCGCGCCTCCAGAAAACGTTTTCGTGAGAGCAGAATCGTTGTAGGTTGTGATCCGTGGGGAAACTCCGTCGATTGTTTTGTAATAAAAATCGTAAGACCCCCCCGCTACCGTTGGGAATGTAAATTGGGTAGAGCCAGACGTCCCTGCATTGTCAGTTTTTACACTTAGAATGCTGGGTTGTCTTGGTTGGTTAAACGCTACGGGTATTATGAACATATAATTATTGGAAATTTTGAGCGCTGACACACATAAGACCGCCGACGGTTGTGTAAATACAAGAAACCATCATGACCCTGTTTAACGTAGTAGTTATTGTCGGATCAACCCCGTCAGGAAACAAGAAAGCAGCGTCAAATGATAGCGTTTTTGCGGATGACGCATTCTGTTTGATTATGAAATTGTAGGCTGTTCCATCAACTAAATTTGTCGGAGCTGCGAGTGTTGTGTCCTCTGTCAATATATGCGTAAAGTTATTGCTTAGTGCCGCATTTATGGCGACACTATTAGAATCGCTTGTGAGAGCTACGGGAGTTACTGATTGCGCGGCTGTAAATGTGTTTGTTGAGGCCAGTAGAGGGGCAATGCTCGTAAAGTTGGCCAATCCGTAAAGATTACCGTACGTTATTTGGTCGTAGTACAGATCAATCCGCTGCCATGACGTGCCGTTGTATATGAACGTGCCCCCAAAACCGCCAGGGATGCCATCAAAGGTTTGAGTGCCTTCGGCGTTTGAGAAAACAAGGAAACCATCAACCCCGAAAACCCCCGAATTGTGCAGATAGTAAGTCCGTCCGCTCTTTGGGTTAGCCTCAGCGTAGACAAGCCTACCAGTCATAGCTCCTGTGTTAGAATTTAAATATTGGTGAGATTTTGACGTTGCAGTTAACTGAAGATCAACTGAAAGCGTTTGATTGTTTATAGCATTAATAGCCCCGATTGTGTGCTTGAGTGGTGAGTTTACTACCACATCTTTCCCGGTCCCCGCTGTCAAATTTAAATCAATAGGTGATCCATCTATCCGTATTGTCCCGCCGTACAATTGCAGCGAATCAACTTTAATTGAGTCTATTGGAGTGTTAAATCCTAGCTCAACACCGTCAATAGCGCTACCTTCTACCCACTCAAACCAGCCGATGGTTTCGTCGTAAACAAAAAATTTCGAGGTTTCAGGGTAAACAGTGGCGATAGTTGATCCCGCGTAGTCTTTAAAGACAAGATTGGAAATATCGGCGGGGTTAGATATACGATAGAACCGGCCTTGCTCTGGGGTGTCCTCAGCAGCCACATTCCTGTTAGCCCCGTTTGGGTCGAACACCTGAAACACGGTCGAAGATGATGTTAGTTGAAAATCCCCGGAAAGGGTTGTGTTTGTTATCTGTAATGCTGTTTCTGGCGAAGATCCTCCGCCGCCATTAGATATCCCCATAATCTAACTACCAATCTGAACACATAGATTCTTAGAACCAGATGTGCAAATTGCGTTTATGACAGTTTTTGGAATTGCCGATGTCTCCCAAACAACGGCCCCACCGCTAGCGTTAAGTCTAATTCCTTTATTTAACTCAGCGTCAGCACCCAACGCTAAGTAAATGATCTCATCGGAGTCATTCACTAACGCGATATACTCACAAAGAGAAGCATTGGCTTGCGTTAAAACAGTCGTACTTGTGACACCTACTGTCACATTTGAGGGGGCCGCATACTGTAGACCAGCGCGCCCCTGTCCGTCACCTAATCCCATTATTATGCGCTCCTCGTTATGTAAGTTTTTAACATGCTTTTAATTTGTGTCTCTGACAATGTTCTGACTGTATCAATAGTGCCGGAATCGGTCAATATTTCAGTTTTCAGAAGCCCGGCCTTTGACGCCACTATCTCAATCACCAACTGCTTCATGCCCAGAGACCCAGACGCCCCGCCAAGTCCAACATCCCCAGATACTAGTATTGCAAATTGTTCTAAGCTCCAATTTTGGTTGGCCCTAATAATCGCGCCCACAACGGGGTCGAGGTAATAATCGCCATCATCATTGTATGCCGCGACCGAAGTTAATGTAGTCCCAACCTCTTTGATAGAACTTATCGAATACAAGTCTCTATATATTCCTTTTAAATACAACTTGTCGCCGTAAATCTCGCAGTTTAGGCCATCTTGCATTATGACGTCACTTATTGCAGTCGTCTCGATTTTTCTTCCGATATATGTTTCTACAAAATTTGAGACGTTTGCAATAAGTGACGTTACAGCGTCGGCTTGTGTGGTTTGCACGTCAGCTGGTGAGCCGCAAAACTCAAATACGTCTGCTGACGTGCAAATAGCCATTAGTTATACGATCTTTCTAACTCAACGGGGGTTTTCTGATCCTCGGTTAGCGTCTGAATAGCGAACGCCGGGTACTCGTCAGCGGAAACACTCCCGCCGACAAGAACTAATGCGACCAATAAAAGTAACGTCAACTTTTTCATTTATGAGACCCTCCTTTTAGAGGTTTAGTATCAGTCCCTAAAACCTTCTTAACCCTGCCGCGCTTTTCAAGAGCTTGTAATCCAGAAACAGAAACAAACCCTTTATCAATGTCTTTCTGCCGAATAGTTGTGCCGGTGGGGAAAATGGCTAACTCCCCACCGTTGAACCCGCCATCAAGATATGCCACGCCTCGCGGGCAGGTGACTGTGTACTCCATTAGTTTGTTAATTCCTGGGCTACAGCGACAACTCCAGCAGTTGATGAACCCGAAAGAACTTTGCAGCCAAACTCTTTAATAACTCGCATAACCATAGTGTCGTCTGTGAAACGGAAATGCTCAGATGAATCGATGCGCGTTTCACCAAGCCCAACCATGACCTTTGACATGTCAGCACAGATAAGAACGTCATCTGTGCCGCCTGTTCGAGCGTCACCACCAACGTCGAGCGTAGATGGAATCTGTGGAATTTCAACCATCGGAACCCCAAATGGCGCATATTTCCCACCGTCAACAAATCTAGGAAACACATAATTTCCGGCCGTGTTTTCAAAAAGACCAATTTTCCCTACTACCTTACGGTTAGCCATGAAAATAGTTGACGCAAGAGAAGAATCCGCGCTCAAAAGCTCAAGAATTGATCTTAAATCGGCAACTGTTAGGTTAGCTAATGCGATAGAAGATGGCAACGATGTCAATGCGTCAAAAACGATACCATCAACCAAATCAGAGTCGCCGGTAACGTTACCGACTGTGATTTGTTGGTCAAGTTTTTTAGCCAAGGCAGAAGAATAAGCACCGACGAACGCACTAACCAAATCAGCACCCTTTTGACGAATGATTGTGTTAGAAATGGCCGAGAATCCACCCAAGCGTTTCATTGCGATTGTAGGGTTTGTGAATGTTGGGTTTTTCTCTCCAGCAGCCGTTGACTGATCCGCGATATAGTCTATGTCAATTCCGTACATTACGGGATAGATTTTTGAGTTATAAACAACGTTATCTTTGTTCACGTAAGGCAACACAAGTGACTGCGCCTGGGTCAACTGCATAATGGACATTTCAACTGTGATCGGGATTGCAAATTGACCGCGTGCGTTCACATCTGAAACGGTGGGCGTATCTTTACGACCCAAATAGTGGTCATTGTCTTTCACAATGCTGTCAGAAATTGAGCGGGCAGAAGCTTCATCTTTGCGGGAAAGTGCTGCAAACATGTCATTCATGCCTTTGTACGCGTCTGAAAGACCGGACACTTCTTCGATCTCACCTGTGCGATGATTGAATCGTTTCAATGACTTTTGAGGCTGAAACATGCTCGGAGAAATATTGATACTAGCAAGTTTAGCCTCTACAGCAGCATCAAGCTTTGCAGAAATAGCGGCCTCTTTAGCCTCAGCGTCCTCAGCAGCTTTCTGCGCCTCAGATTTAGCTTGTAATCTTTCTTCAATTTCAGCTGCTTTTCTGGCAGCCAAAATAGCAGAAACAACGGTGTCAGTTGAAACAGATTTGCCGTCTTCTTTATGCTCAGCGAGAGCAACAGCGATTTGCGCGTCCGTTTTGCCTTCTTTGATCATCTTTCCAATAAGTTCTTTAATTGTCATTTACGTCACCTTTTCCTAGATATTCGATAGCTGATAAAATCTGACTAGACAGTGTCTTTCTGTACTCAGAAACGAGGATTTCCAAAACATTATGCCGTTGTTTGGCTTCCGTTTCTTCGTCTATCGATTTATATGAGGGGGCAGAAGACAAGGCCAGAGGCTCAGACCCTATAGCCACACCACTTATTTCATAAATTATAGCTGACGTCAAATATTTTTTATTCTGAGGATGTTTATAGAACCACTCTCCGCCGATAGAAAAAGCTCGCGCAACGCCCGATCTGTAAGCCTCTACAGCATGTTTGGCGATATCTGTTTGAGGGTTATCCATAAGCCTTAATTTAAACCTCAAACCGCGCTCGTCCTCGTATGTTCCACCAGGGCCCATAACGAATGCCCCGAATATATTACCGACACTTCTACCGTGGTCAGCTAGGGCAACGGGGTTGAACTGAAAACGTGAAGTAAGGTCATATACTGGGGCACCATTTAGTGACATTGCTATATCACCGTGGCTATCCTCAACCCCTTTAGTGTTGGCGTATCCTGTAATATAATGCGCCCCGTTATCCTCAAACGCCTTAAAGTCTTCAATTACGACATCTTTACTTTTCATTCTACAATTCCTCTTCTGGCGCCAATGAGCCTATGTGATTTGGGTGAAATACTAATGAGGATATCAGATGCACAGGTATACCTCGCTTTCCGCAATCAGAGTTCCACTCGAATTGGGTACAACCTATAACGTCAACCTTTTTGACTCCGATATCAGTATAAGCAACCTCTGCGCCAGCGTCCCATGCCTTCCTTGCCTCCGTCCTTGCAATCATTCTAGCCCTATACCCTTGATACTGGCTAAACTTGTCGCTAATTGCGTCCTGGATCGTATTTGTGTTCCACCCCTCAGAAAGTGCCCTAGCAAAAAGTTTACGGATATCTTTCTTTGTCGTTTCTGTTAGCACGCCCGTTATCTGGTCTGCCAATCTCTCGACGGCACCTTTCACAAACGGGTTAGAGAAAGTAAGGGAAACAGCCGACCCAGTTATAGTATTAACATCACTTATGGCTCGCTGGATTCCAGACGTATGAAGCGGTGTCAGCATTTCCTTTTCTGCCTGTATGTTTTCATCTAGATATCGAATTATTAACGTCACTGCGTTTTCAATATCGTCAGGGCTTGCGGCCTCTTTGATATTCATCTGTTCTTTGAAAATCCCTATAACCGCAACCCCTGTTCGTTTATAGTAATCAGAAATAACGCCAACATATTTATCCTCAATGTTATTCCTTGACGTTAAAGCCCGTCGTAAAAATCGAGACTGATACAGCCTATCAAAATTAGACGCTTTATTGAACGATTCAACTATAGCGTCCACATGCCTAGGGTCATTCAGGTTTTTTCTGGACAACTTTTCCCCATCCTCAATAATTGGTGGTTGCGTTTCTGCTGGGGAGTCCTGCACCTTACCAACGCCACCCATAGGTAAAAGATTAGATGGCAGATAAAATAGGTTACGCTCTGCATTATTCCAATCCGTTTCTTGCCCCATCATGTGTGATCCCTGGTTTGGCGTTATTAACCCACTACCCACCATACCTGTAACTTCTGTCATATCAGCCGAAGCATGCTCCTCGATGCAGAAATCAAGAATGTCAGAGTAATTCTTTACGTGCTGCTCTGTGAACGTCCGAGAAATTTCGCGGATCAAAGGATTTACTGTAGATTTATAATATAGGGGTATCTGATTAGATGACGTAGATCTATTTGATCCCTCAGGGATGCCCAGGACAACGCGAGGAACGCCAAAGATGGCCAACATAGCGTCCATGTCAAACTTTCTCTTGCCAACAAAATCTATGTCCTTACTCATTAATGAGTTCTGTATCATATCGGCATCATCGACGTTCAGGTAAAGTATTTTTGATGACCATTTATCTTTAAGCATAGAGGCCATGCGTTGTTTGTTTGAATGCTCCATGTTCGTTTTATCTAACATTATTAACGTAGGGGATCCCTGAGCCTCTGTTAGAAACACATTCATGTACTCAGTTATGGCAACTTCACCCTCAACCAAAAGACGCGACTTTGTGACGTTTCCAACTCCAATGAACGGGTTGAAGACCGTGTTTTGTCGAAAATGAATCATATCGCCAGGTAATACCTTATAGGACATTCCTCCCATTGTAACCGTGTAGTAATCAATGCCCTCACCATTTACGTTAAGAAATGGCTTGCATTTGTGAGAAGGTATCGGTATGAATACATCCTTTACATCATTAGCCATCCCAAGTGCCGTCCCCTTTATATTCCAAACATACCCATTCCCGGTCAATATCATGCCTGGTATGACGGTCTTTAATAGATCAATAAACCCAATTCCGTGCCATCTGCCGTTGTACGGTGCGATTATGTTTTTCGGCACGCGCCTTTCGTCAACTATTTCGCCAGTGCTTGGATTCTTAAAATCCCACCCCTGGGATATTACATCACGCGTTATAGCGTCAGTACATGCGCTTATGTATGTAGCGTGGCCGCCATACGCCGCAATCTCATCTTGCGTCCCCCTTATTTCATTCCTTGCCACCATAGATGTTTCCCCAAAATAAGGAGAGTTGAATGGATTAGACTTTGAGGACAGGTTCCAAATATTCTTCGCCCTGTTTAGTATGTTCAATTTTTCTCCTATCCAACAAAAGCTTGACGTAATTTCTTTACTTCTTCAATGGCCAAAACTATTGCGTCCCGGATATCGTCGTGCGTTGGGTTATTATATATACATTGATCAACCGCTTCGGTCAATAATTCTGGCGTTATATTTTTTCTTACAAAGAAAACTTTGCCATTCTCAAAAAATGAGGATACGGATATTAATCTGGTTATTTTGTCCTTCGTTGTTATGCGCTCTTTTACCGGCACGCCTGTTGTGCGCTTCAATTCCTCATATAATCCGAACGCCTTATTTGTCTCAAACGGAACAACAGACAATCTGTGTCTCTCATTCATGGCGATAGTATCCAACTTGTTTTCGTTGAATGTAAATTTGTCATTCCTTATGTCAACAATATAAATATCTTTTTCTTGTGTGACGTAAATAACTACCTTTCCTGTAAAGTCGTTTATCTCTTTTGTTTTCTCCGCCGGATCAATAGCCCCGATTCGGTAATCAATCTCGACATCGCTAGGGATCTCGTCAATTATTTTTATATAGCTTGATTTTATGATGCTTGCAAAATCATCACGTAATTCATTAAGCATCTCTCGGTTAAAGATGATACTTCCCATATCATCTTTATCCGCTAACAATTTTTCGAGTGAGTTATTTTCTACCCACAAGATATATCCAGTTTCAAAAATGCAGGCGGTGAATTTCTTGAAAATCCAACGTTTACTTTTCTGTAGACTATGCATTAGATCCGAGCTATGTATCGCCGTCCCTTGTATGTGAATAGAAGTCTTACGACCAACCGCCGTTGATTTATAAACAGTCCCCCAGAACCACCTATTTTTCTTACCTATGCGCTCAGGGTTCTCCATGTCCTCCTCGTCATAGAGATCATCTAGTATTATGTAATCCGGCCTAACGCTTCGATAATTCTTTCCCCTAAACGACTCACCAGCACCCACCGCCGTGAATACGACGCCGTTTGTAAGCGCAAACTGTTTCTCCGTCCATTTATCTTTACCCTGCAAATTCCCGTAATCACGCAATAAAAGCTCATTTTCTTCTAATTCTTGACGTATAGACAGATTTACAGCTATGGCCTTTGTTGCCGTAGATTGAATGTTTACATAGTGCCGGTACTTATCGGGGGAGTTTAGCGCGTAATAAATTGGGATAAGGAAGCATTTTATAGTCGTTTTGGCATGACCGCGTGGGGCAAGCGTGTCCGTAAACGGTTCATCCGCTATCGATATCAGATATCGGTGTAGTTCCTCACAGAAGGGTAGCGTGAATTTATCGGGGAAGTAATATTTCCCCCATTCCAGGATATCCGCCTTACGTTCTTCAAGCTCTATCGCGTCAAGTTTTTTTTGCGCGTCTTCCAAAAGAAAAGAATACTCATCATCGCCAACAAGGCCAAGATCATAGGCTTTCTTGACATCATTTAGCCTTCTTGCTAGTGCTTTTCTTTGGCTTAGGAGTCTTTGGTCCTTTGCGGGCATTAGACAACCGCTTTCTTATATCGGAGTAGACATCATCTGCGTCAACTTTTTCCGTGTTTTCAATTTCAAGGACGTCCTTTGTTTTTCCTTCAACGCGGTCAAGCAACTCCCGTATCTTCGAATTATCGCCCTTTATGGCACCGGTGACTATCCGTATAGCCAAGGCCTTAGACGCCGGGATTCTTTCGCCCTCGCTTGTGAACTGCGTTTTAGGAATAGAAATCTTAGTGTCAAGAAGTTCCTTCATGAACTTCGTTACACTAACGGACCCCTTTGGACGCCCTTTTGGGTTTCCAGATTGTCCGGGTTTAAAACTGTAGGGCAATATGTTTTCGTCATTCATAACAATTCTTTCGTATTTACAAAATAAAGCATACATGGTAAACTTATTTTTATGAAAACCAAATTACAAGAAATTAAAGATGCAGCATCTACAGGAAACTGGCAACGGGCAATAAAGATAGCGTCAAAATTCACACGTCTTGGAAAAGAAAAAGAAGCTATAATGCGGGCACATACCGCGTTCACAAGCCCATCATTCTTAGAGCAGCTTGGCAAGAACGTAGATGAATGCATAGAGGCAGGGAAATTAGCCCTCATCAGCAGGTACTCCCTCTAGTCCTTCAAACACAGATTCATGAACCTCTACCATTCCGCAATTCATGGCGGCCTCTTTACCATCACCCTTAACGAAAAGTAGTATATTTTGATGAGTTTTACCAAGTTTTCTACCTGAACTAAATTGTCGTCCTACCCTTATCGGTAACGTTCCAGCACAAGTAACAAGTATTGCCTCATTATAGAAATTCAAACCGGCGGCCATAAACGCAGAAACCGTATCTCCTACGAAATTATAATAGTTTCCATTTTTGTCACGTACCTCACCAACAACAAAACAGGCAAAACTGTTATCCTTTAACCTGGCACATGATTTCTTTATTATCTCAAAATAAGCTTCTCTGAATTCGCTGTAGCCCAAAGTGCTCAAGTCGTCCGGATCATCGCTGTAAACCTCAAGATCTGCATAGGGGGGGCAAGAAAAAATAAAATCAGCATCAACGTCAGCGCATGTCTTATCTATCCCACGACTGTCCCCAATTATCCACACAGGGTGAGGATCCTTATCCGTGCATATTTCCAACGCCTGTTCCCTGTTCGCGAAAACCTGCTCATCGCGCAATTCATGGCCGACATACTGACGGCCCAACTTGCTAGCCACAATACCTCGAACGCTTCCTCCCGCAAACGGGTCTAATATGAGACCGCCAGGTGGTGAGAACCAACGGTATGCAATCTCACACAGTACAGGGTCGAAAATTGACCCGCCGTCATTATTGCCCCGTCCGGCCATGTATGCGGGGGCGTCCTTTGAAACGCTTGTCGGGTTGATGTCGCGCCCTTTCTCGCTTTTTATTCCAATTTTAACCCATGCTTTTTTTCTATTCTGCCACCATCCCTCGCGGGCGTTAAAGACTGAGAAAGGTGGAATCAAAAACCTATCAGACAATGAACCCTTCCCGCCGACTTCATCGTCTCCGGTCGTCTCATCAGGTTTCAACACATCTATATCCGGAAAATCCGAATCCTCAAAGCCCCAATCATTTAGATCTGTTTTGTCAAACTCAGACAGCAGCAAATCAAAATCCCACTCGCCGGTATTTTTATTTAACCTTACGTTAAGTTCTTTTTCTTTCTCAGGTGAAAGATCAACTAAAAAAACCGGAACTGTATCATACCCCATAGACCCCCAAACTTTTACGCGCTGATGGCCACCAACGATCACATTCAGACGATCTGGGTTTTTATTGACTATAACGGGATCAACGAATCCAAACTCAAGCAAGCTAGCCTCTATTTCTGAGGCCTGCTTCTTACTCAATTTTCTCGGATTGTATTCAGCAGGAACCAAGTCAGATATTTTTAAAAAATCGATTTTCAATTTCGTTGTTTCCTCGTTGATTTTTTTGGCGACCCTCAAAAGTTTGGGTTTGGACTTTTAGGGGGGAGAAAAATAGGGTCGCCGAGGACTACATTTTATCACGGAAACTTTTTTATGTAAACTAAATCATTTCCGTAAACCCGTGGGCAACAAGTCGGCTTACAGCTTTCTTATACATGTTTTTCAAACAAGCCTTTTTCTTTTTTATTGTAAATAAAGTTTCCGTCGATATGTCCCTCTCTTTTGTTTTTGAGGCCCTGCAAGTGACCACCAGAACGCCCTTTATAACGTCATACCTTGGGTACAAGTGTGCATATATTACGCCGTTAAAAAAAACCATTTTAGACACACTTTTACCATCGATATTTATCAAATCTTCTCGAAAACGCCTCTTCTCAAATTCAAGACGATTCCGCCTAACTTTTTTACAATCTAGCGAGCAAGTGTATTTTCTACCCGCTATCTCAACGCCGCACTCTGAGCATTTTTTATCCACAGTTACCACTCCAAACCAAAATCTGAACGTTTTATTTTAACCATCTCTCCGTTTCTCCTATGCCAAACAATCCCCTCAATTCTGTATTTTTTTAAAAAACAATAGATTTGCAAATATGATTTTTCAACAACAACAGACAAATCAAGCGTGTCTTTGCTTATCAAATTAATTAATAAGTTATGTTTCATGAATAAATTATCATCCAATCCCTCTTTATTCCCGTTGACCTTTGGACCCACGAACTCATACGTCCCATTATCTAACGGGCTTTTCATTATTACATCCCCCAGACCGTTCTTTATCGTAAGATTACGATTAAAACACTTAACCATGAGAGCGTCTTCTGGTCCGTCGCCAACAGCAACCCAACCAGGCCAATGACCCGTAACCTCATCAGGTTCTTGGCAGGGGATAAATCCATCCGGAGCAGTCCGTCCACGCTTGCAATCATACCGCTTGTAAAGCTTGCCATCCATAACCATGCAAGCCATCCCATCCATTTTTCTATACGCCTTACCCTTACCATCAAGAACCCACCTAAAATCACCATTTAAAACTGGCCTTGCCGGGCATTCTTTATTTGAAAAATCACGAACAAACAAAGATTTTATTTTTTTCATAACTCATCAATCCCGCGAATAAAATTGAAAACGCCTGAAGCAATTAAAATAAACACAATTATAGCTGCCCCAAGCCCGTCGTGGATACCACCCCCAGCAGCCTCCCCACAAATCAACGCCAAAAATAAAAACCCGACACCAACCAAAGCGAACCCAACATAAATACTCATAATTATCTCCTCATAACCCCCGCCATAGACACCGCCAAGATATTTTCGTGGGTCTTTTTTCTTAAAAAAATATGCCTAGTTGTTCCCGATGATGACCGGATAACCGACGCAATCGCAACCAAAAAAAAGCTCAAAAATAAAAAATTCAAAATCATATCGAAAATCACCCTTCAACTCTAAAACATCAACACCCATTAAAAACGCCCTTAAATCAAAAAATAAATCAATACCGCCTAATGATACCTTAAATAAAAATATCTTCAATTACGGCGGTTTTTGACGTGCTACAAAACAAACTCAACCAACAACCCATCGCACTTATTAACCAGATTCGAGATATCCTGAATCGATATCTCATCGATGATCTTTTCTTGCCCTGTAGAAATCCGCGTAACTTTTATTTTAAACATTTTCAAATCCTTACCCCGCAATCTTTGCGGATATTTTTTCATATTCAAGAATATCGAGAGCTATTTCCAACTTCTGATCGTGCGTCATTGATAAAACGTACTCATTCGTGTCTGTTCTCCCCAACAAATCACATTCACGTTTAACTCTAAATTCCAAATACTTTTTTAAATTCTCTTTATTCATTCCAAAACCCTCCTAAGAAATAATCGATACCCAATTATAAACCGGGAGACTTTACTTTGTCAACAACCAAAACAACAGTACCGACGGCCAAGGTCTGGGGGTATTTTAACCCTCCCAACCGGGGGCACACCCCACACCCCCCTTTAGGGGGGGGTGTGGTGTGTGTGTAACTCCACCCCCTATCGGGCAGGTATAAAAACCCCAGAAAAGACCTCGTTTTTAGCAAGGTTTATGCATGTGGATAACCTGTGTATAACTTTAGTTTTTGAGGCTAAATATAGTTGATTTGTCAATATTATAACAAAAGGATTATGGCACATACTAAAACATGTTGACGAATCCGTACCTTATTAAACCCTAGGGTACCCTAAGGTACGGACAAGTTAATAAGTTTTAGCCTCAAAAACATTTTTTGTGCCAAGTTTTGTGCAAAATAAAAAAGGTTGTTGACTTATCAATAATATATTATTATGATATTGGCATCGAATCAATTTTGGTATGTGAGATAAAAGTGAACAAATTAAACGCGATGGAAATAGAAAATATATTAGATACGTTTATTCCTATTATCGCAGAGCCAAAAGACGAAGAATTTTTTAGATTTGCTATAGGCGAAAAACTCGCAGCATGCACTTCTAGCGAGGCGGTTGTCTTTGTTAATAAACTACTAGGGAAGGGGACTCGCAGGTAATGCGATTTATTTTTTGGTGTTGCATTATTGGGAATGTTTTGGGGCGTATTATTTTTAAAATAATAGGCCCTCCATGGAGGTGAGTGTGTTATGAATGATTTAAACCTAGTACGCATGTTGCCTTTCTAGTGATACAGAATGGAGAAATAATTATGTCAAAAGTAGATGATTTTAAAATAAAGAAACGGGATCAAAAGGAGAAAAGATAATGAACGTAAAGAGAGGCCCAAAACCGGACCCGAAAAAAATAGAGTTTTACAGAAAAAGGCTTGTAGATGAAGGAAGAACAATATCAGAAATAGCGCGTGAGCTTGGTGTGTCGAAAGAGGCCGTTTCTGTATTCGCCGGCAAACATTTTGAGAAAAAAATAATCTGGAAAGTTAGGGAGTAAAATAATGAAACAATATATTGAATTGGTTGAAAAAGTGATTTCAGAGGGGCGGCATAAATCAACAAGGTCCGGCGATGTCATTTCAATTTTCGGGCACCAATCTGTTTATGATTTACGAAACGGGTTCCCGTTGCTCACGACAAAAAGGGTAAACTTTAAAGCGGTTGTCAAAGAGTTGCTTTGGTTTATTCGCGGTGAAACAAACACAGCAACGCTTGGGTGCAAAATTTGGGATGCTTGGGCGGACGAAAACGGCGATTTGGGGCCGATCTACGGGAAACAATGGCGTGACTTTGGCGGCATCGATCAGTTAGTAAATGTTATTCGTGACATTAAATTGAACCCAGACAGCCGTCGTCATATCGTGAGCGCATGGAATCCGCCGGAAATTGATGATATGGCATTACCCCCTTGTCATGCTTTTTTTCAATTTTATGCGGTGGATGGTTTTTTAGACTGCCAGCTTTATCAGCGTTCTGCGGATATTGCCGTGGGGGTGCCTTTTAATATTGCGAGCTATTCGCTATTGCTCATGATGGTGGCTAATGAGTGCAGATTAAAACCACGATTCTTTATCCATACGCTCGGGGATGCGCATATTTACGCCAATCATATTAAAGCGTTAAAAAAACAGATTGAAAGAGAACCAACTTTTTTGCCAAAAATTCACATAGACAAAGTTCCATTTTTCAAAATAAAAAAGGAAAACATCCATCTTGTCGGATATCACCCACACCCGGCGGTTAAGTTTGGGGTTTCTGTTTGAAATAACTCTTTACAAAGTAAATAGGTTATTGTATAATAGTGCCATCGAGTTTGATGTATGGATAATTAAAACAAGAGGTGCAAAATGCGTAATATTAAAAAATTGACAGCGGATTGTTTTTCACATAAACGGTTTATCCAAGCATACTAAAGCACAGCGTATTCATGGGTACAACGCTATGTGGTGAGCCTTCTATGTTCGGGCGCGTTTTAGTTAAGCGTATACTATGGCAACGTGGCGGTAAGTTTGTTTCTTAGGTTTAAAGGATAAAAAAAGAGGTGTTATTATGAATGAAGAACTAGAATCAATATGTCGACCCGTTTTCGGGCACGGCTGGAAAACAACGCTTGCCAAGTATGTGGGTGTCAATCCACTTGAGGAAATTGTTTTCAACACAAACTACAAGCTATTCCCTTTTCTTGATACTGGAATGACATACAAAAATGATACTGAACATTGCAAAGAATGTAATGTATTCATTCGCTGCAATAAGCATTTTTGTTGGTAGATTAAAAAATTTATTGGAATATCCACACATATCCTCCTATCCCCAAAATAACGATGGGCGGACTCGAACCGCCGCGCCTGGGCTCTAACCAACTGAGCTACATCGTTTTTGCACCGTCCCGGGCTTGATTCCGGGTCTAGATATCCAGGGAGCTAGGATCCTGGTATTCCAACTAATCTAAATGCTATGTCCCCAATTCGATGCCCGCTATTAAAATAGCAAGGACTCACACTCTGCGTACCGCACTTCGAGGCGATCAACCCTCTGTCGGAATTTGGGTTTACGTTTTAGACAATCATCCGTTCGCGCGTCCATCCGTGCTGCCGGTGCCTATAAAAAATACCACTCGTACCACATTTGTACAACATTATTTTGAGCCAAAACCGAGAAAATGAAGATTTTTAGGCTAAATAATGGGGCCCATCGGGGGGATTCGAGCCCACTAAATAATAACTTTACAATGTAAATAGATCATGGTAAAATTCTATGCATCAAGTTTTAGGAGGAAAAATATGTTAAAAGTAAAACGGACAGGTGATATAGATTCTAAATATGTCAAGATATTAGTGTATGGCGCAGCTGGTGTTGGGAAGACTAGGCTTACTCAAACTCTTGATAATCCTCTTGTTATAAGCGCGGAGGGTGGGCTTTTGAGTTTAGACGAGGATTTGGCCTATGTTGAAGTGTCTAGTATGTCAGAGCTTTGGGAAGCATACGAGATGGCGAGTCATGGGGGGTATGGATGCGTTGTTTTAGACAGTCTTTCGGAGATTGCCGAGATTGTTTTGTCTCATGAGAAAAAAACGACAAAAGATGGTCGCGCGGCATACGGCAATCTAAACGAGAAGTTCATTGAAATATGCCGAGGATTCAGGGCATTAAATATGGACGTTTACATGACAGCAAAGATGGATAGAGAACAAGATGAGCATGGGAGAATGCTGTATAGTCCATCTATGCCGGGGAAAACGCTTTCAAGAGAGATAATGTATCAGTTCGATGAGGTGTTTTGTTTGAGAAAAGAGACTGACCCGGAAACTGGAGAGGCCACATCTGCGCTTATGTGTGTAACTGATGGCGTTTATCAAGCAAAGGATAGGTCCGGTGCGTGTGATTTATGGGAGGCGCCAGACCTTGGCGCAATAATCGAAAAAATAAAAAATAAAAGGAAAAACAATGGATAATAAATGGCTCAGCATTGACAAATTGGAAGTCGGGAAAGAGGTGTTGCTTTCTAACGGGGTAAATATTTTTTTAGGCAAAAAAATTCTTATAAAGAAAAGTTTTTTTTCAAAAATAATTTCAGAGGCATTTGAGCGTAGTTGCGGCACCGTTATCCATGACGACACTACGCATGCTCTTCCGAATATTTTTATGGAAAAACCAAAATTGCCAGAGAAAAAATTTGGCTTTACTAACACATAAGGAAAAAATAATGACTGAAAAAGAATTGGAGACGCTGGCGCGACGCTGGCGTCGTGCAAAAAGCATTGAGAAAAAAATGAATGATTTAAGACGGGCGATAGAAGACACTATTTGCGCAAATATTGAAATTGGCCAGCGTTCAAAATTTAATGCGGGGCTTTACGATGTCGGTGTCTCTATATCTGAGACGGTAAAGATTGATGGTGAAATACTGCAAGATGTCGCCGCCGATGCAGGCTTAGAGGGTGAGTTGTCGAGGCTGTTTAGGTGGAAGCCTGAGCTTGAAAAATCGGTATGGAAGAAAGCCCCGAAGGAAATAAAAGACGCGTTTGCGCCGGCTGTTAAATTTCAAAATCAACGGCCAACTTTTAAGGTTGATTTTCGGTTGGATTGAGAAGGGAAGGTTTGAGATATGAAAAAAATACTTGCCGTTAAAAATGCACTTGAAAGATCACATCATAGGCGGGCGTTTGTCCAGAATGTTCCGTGCGGAAATACCATCATAGAGGTTGACACATACTCTCATGAGAACGTTTACGAAGTTTGTATTTACAAGAACGGCGGAATTTCTTACGTGAATGGATCGACTCAAAAAGTTCTATTTAAAAATGAGGCTGAGTTTCTTGAATTTTTAAAAAATGAAAAATCTAATCTCACAAATGGCTTTACAGCGTAAAACACTAATGCTATAATTTGGTGTATAAAATTTGTTAAATTGAAAGGAATTAAAAAATGAAATTAGATAAAGCGATATTCTTATCACAAATGCCGGAGCCTAAACCAGTCGGCCCAATTCCAGATGGTGATTACCAGGCGTGCATAGATGATGCAGAAATTAAAAGTACACGTGACGGATCAGGTAAAATACTTGCTATCACATTTTCAATAGTTGGACCAAGCTATGCGGGTAGAAAAGTTTGGGTGAATTTGAACATAGAGAACAGGAGTTATAAAGCTGAGCAGATTGCACATGAGGAACTAGGGAGAATCATGAGAGCGTGCGGGCTTGATTCTATCACTGACACAGATCAATTGATAGGGGCGCCAATGGAAGTGACGACAAAGACGAAGCATGATCAAGTATATGGGGAGAAGACAGTCATTATTGATTATCGCGCAATAACTCAGGGCGCACCGATTGACCTACCAAAACAGCCAAGCGTTAATCCATACGCGGGGCAGAATCAAGTAGCTGAGCCAAAGAAAGCCCCTTGGGCAAAGCGTTAGTTTTTAAAAAACAACCTACCGGCGATTCGTCGCTGGTAGGTTCTGAAAAGGAATTTTATTGTGCTTAGAGATTATCAACGCCGAGCAATTGATCAGCTCTACAGCTGGATTGAATCAAACGATGGTAACCCTTGCTTGGTGTTGCCGACAGGCTCAGGCAAAAGCCATATTGTCGCGGCGATGTGCAAGGAAATATTGCAGGAATGGCCAGAAACGCGTCTTTTGATGCTAACTCACGTCAAAGAGTTGATAGAACAGAATGCCGAAAAAATGCGTGAACACTGGCCAGGTGCGCCGATGGGCATTTTTTCTTCTAGTTTAGGTAAAAAAGAACTTGGCGAGCCGATCACATTTGCAGGCATTCAATCAATAGCTAAACGCGCTCATGATGTAGGTCATATTGACATAGTTATCATTGATGAATGTCACCTTGTAGGTCATAAAGACGAAGGCGGGTACCGTAATTTTCTGTCAAACCTTAAAATGATCAACCCAGAAATTCGGGTTGTTGGTTTGACAGCAACCCCGTATAGATTGGGTCATGGTTACATAACGGACAAGCCGGCAATATTTGACGAGCTAATCGAGCCTGTCAGCATCGAAGAGTTGGTACATAAAGGTTTTTTGTCTACGTTAAAAAGTAAGGTTACTATAGAAAAACTTAACGTCGAAGGCGTGCATAAACGAAACGGTGAATACATCGAGAAAGAGCTACAGGCCGCTGTCAATGTCGACAAGAAAAACAACGCTGTAATAGATGAGGTTTTGAGTGTTGCAGGCGATAGGAAGGCATGGCTTTTCTTTTGCTCTGGCGTTTCTCACGCTCAAAATATAGCAGATATTCTAAACGATAGGGGGATATCGGCGAAATGCATAACTGGAAAAATGGGTAAAAAAGAACGTAAGGAATCTATTGCAGACTTTAAAAGTGGACGTATTCAAGCTGTCACAAACGCAAATGTCTTAACGACGGGCTTTGATTACCCAGATATCGATTTGATTGTTATGTTGAGACCGACAATGTCACCGGCGTTATATATGCAGATGGCTGGCCGTGGGCTTCGTGTTAAATCACACACTGATCATTGTTTAGTGCTTGACTTTGCCGGCGTTGTTTCTATGCATGGACCTATAACGGCAGTGGCTCCGCCGGACAAAAAAGGTGACAAGGGCGGCGATGCACCGGTTAAGGTTTGCGACGAATGCGGTGAGATCGTGGCGATATCTGCTAGAAACTGCACAAATTGCGGTACCGAGTTCCCACTGCCAGAAGAAAAAAAGCTAACGTTAAGGTCTGATGATATAATGGGGATAGAATTAACTGAGATGGCCGTCAGTGGCTGGCAATGGATGCCGCATAAGAGCCGCGCAAGCGGGAAAGAACTGATCATGATTAGATATAAAGGCCCAGGCTTAATTGATTACGTCACAGAGCCTCTTGCAATCAATCATGAAGGGATAGCGGGGCAACTTGCTATAAGAATGTTGGGAAAGTTGGCACGTAAATCTGGTGCAGATACAAATGCTATGCCGTTTGATGTCTCCTCTATATGCGAACACATGAACGCGGCTAATCCGCCGTCTATGATAAAGTACAAACGATCTGGAAAATATTTTAACGTGAAAGAAAGGATTTTTTAAAAATGGAAAAAATAGATATGAAAAAAGATTACGTAAGAGGTGAGCTTGTATTTGTGATTGTAGATGGTCGACGCGTCCCAGCTGAGTATATACAGCGGCGTGGTGAAAATCATGAGGTACTGGTTTCTCCTCGTCACCTCTTACCTGAAATTCAAAAAATAGAGGACCCAGAATATGACAACTATTAAAAAGAGAAGCGAGCATGTTGAGCAAAGAGAGTTTGTTTCTTGGGTAAGAAAAAATAGCCACCACAAAATATTTGCAATACCAAACGGCGGAAAACGAGGCATAGCAACCGCGGCGAAATTGAAGGCTGAAGGGGTTTCCGCTGGCGTGCCGGACCTATTTGTCCCCGCTCTAAAATTATTCATCGAGATGAAGCAAAAAAAAGGCACTGAATCAAAAGAGCAAATGGTATGGAAAGATTATCTAGTTGGGGTGGGGTATATTTGCGCCGTTTGTTACAGCACAGATGAAGCTAAGAAAGTATTTCTTGACGTAATATCGTTTAGAGAGTCCCAGGTTTAATCCTGGGACTTCTTCTTTAAAGTAAAGTTTAAACGCGTTTCTAATTTTATTTTTCGTGACGTTAGGAAATATTCCAAATATTGCTTCGTTACGCCTAAACGCTTTGCCAAATCTGACTTATTAGAAGCATACTTTACATGCTCTTTTACGTCATCAATTGAAATCATTGTGGACAAGTTACACCTCCTGATTTTTTTCTTTACATTATATATAGGACTTGTTCTTATGTAAAGTAAAATCTTGTTTACAGAATAAAGAAAATGCTTTATTCTTTTCTGTAAATAGAAAATATTTTTTCAATTGAGGTATTTGTGTGAATTATGAAAATTGCTGTATCTGTGACAGCGAAACAGGGAAGGCGGGACGTGGCGATGACAGTATCTATTTAAAGTCCATATTGTGATGATTGTTATGATAAAATGTATTTTTTAAAGTTGAGATCGTATTGTATGTGCTCGATAAGATTGGAGTAAAGATTATGACAGACATGATAAACCACCCGCCTCACTATACTGATGGCGGAATTGAGGTTATTGATATTTTGAAGGCCAAGTTGCCACCGGAGCAATTAAAGGGGTTTTTGAAGGGTAATGTTTTAAAGTATTTGTTTCGAGCTGGAAAAAAGGGTGATGAGAATGAAGACATACAAAAGGCGTTTTGGTACATGGAAGAGCTTTCTATGTTGCATTAAATGTCAATTTGAAAAATCAGAAAAATCAGTTGACATTCTTGAGTTAAAGAGTAAACGAATCGAATGCTCTGCTTATGACCATCTTTTAAACCAATCGAATTTGACATTTTTGGAGGTTTATACAAAATGGAGATAATAGATTCCCGGACTATGTAATCCCATATTGTATTCCGGAGGATTTAGTATTGGTTGTTTAAAAACTCGTAAGTAAAGACAAGGAGATAAAGGATTTAAATTATATTATTAATGAGTTAGAGTCAGAAGTTGAGTCGCTTAATGACTATATCGGAGAGCTAGAGCAAGATTTAGAAGATGCAAAGAAGAAAATGGATATAATAATTAAATCAATGAAAAGTACATCTCTGTGAAGAAATACAACATAATCTACGCAGACCCCCCGTGGCAGTACAACGCTCGGAAAAACACAGCAACAAAGTTTTCAGGCGGCGCAATGGCTCATTACCCATGCATGCCGATAAATGACATCATGAAAATGGATATTGCATCTCTCGCTGATGAAAATTGTGCATTGTTTATGTGGTGTACATTTCCACAACTGCCTGAACAATTGAACGTTTTGAAGACATGGGGGTTTAGGTACGCCACCAACGCGTTTACATGGGTCAAGACAAACAAAAGACAAACAGAAAAGCCATTTTTCGGCGTTGGGTACTACACAAAATCAAACGCGGAAATATGCGTCCTTGGAATCAAGGGAAAAATGAAACCGGTATCGAATTGCGTGAGTCAGATCGTCATGACTCCGATACAGAGGCACAGCCAAAAACCAGCCGTTATTCGAGACAAAATAGTCGAGCTATTTGGTGACATTCCGCGCGTTGAATTGTTCGCGCGTGAAAACACCAAAGGATGGGACGTGTTCGGTAATGAAGTTTTTTCAGATATTGAATTGGAGACTGCCGTAAAATGAACACAGCACAAAAAATAACCCTCAGAGGCGCGGCGATGCGCCTCCAGGATCTATCAGATGCCCTACTCGAAGATGCCCCCTCTATCGAGATCATTAAATCCGCCGCGCGTATTTTCGAGGAAAAGAATCCTCCCCTATCCCGTCGATTGACCATGGTCGTGCAGGCTCTATGCGAGCACCGTTTTAAAGCGTCACAGGCAGGGGAAGAAGTATGGCCGTGTTCTGAATGCGGCAAGGAAGTAGATGCCGGAGAGGCAATGGAAACGGACGTTGATTTTGATATGAATACGGTTTTAACAGAATTTTACAAATCAACATCCGAAGAAGTTTCACGTGCGCGTAATCGTGCAAGACTTGATCATCCAGAATTATTTAAGTAGAAGACGTTTTGGCAATCAAGAGATGATTTTAAAGATCCGCAAAAATGCGGATCTTTTTTTTTTAAACTACCTCTCCAGCCTAGATATCATCATCGCGCTTGACTCTGTGTCATTAATAACGATCCAGCCATGCTCATGTGTCGTTATGAATTTATTCAAAATCAGAAACCCGATAAGTTTGTCATTGTACGATGGATTCAAGTCATTCTTAACGGTTCTTTCACTGCGACCGTCTTTTTCCAATTTATTTTTCAGTGCCGATTTTGAGATATACGGCTTATTTTCTCGCACTTCTGCGCCAGAATCGAACCAAGCATTCTTGAACGTCTTCATGTGTTGTGCATTGTCTTTCTTTCTGTCAACGGGAGCGTCAGATTGTGTAACCACGGCACTTTTAACGGGCTCCCCATCTTCATCTATCCAACCTGGGATTGTGACGCTCTCAAGTTTAACGTACACATCTTTTGATTGCTCGGAATCCTTACTTTTATGCTGCGCTATCTTTATAGGTCCGCCGTTTTCGCCAGGCGTTATCCCTATTTCAATATCGAGAGCCCCACGCCACGCCGTTGACCCCCTGGCTCTATCTGTCCCACCCGTCCCAGTGTGATGAACTAAAACAACAGAACACCCAAACTCACGCATTAGACCCGCGCAGGCGTCGATCATGGACTTTGCATCCTGCGCACTGTTTTCGTCGCCGTGCAGGAAACGGTGTAGTGTGTCAACTATTATTATCGAAGGCGATTTCGGCAACGTTTTAATGCTCTCTACTACAGTGATGTAACCCTCCGGTGTGTTTAGCTCGCAGCCATCGCTAGATAGCCACATGTTACCTAACGTAGCCTCATTTTTATGCTTCCAAGCGGCAACACGACCCCTTAGACCATGATGGCCTTCTCCGGCTAGGTACACAACACTTCCGGACGTCACCTTTTTACCACACCAATCATTCATTCCCGCGGATATTCGCAAAACCCAGTCGAGGACTACGAATGTTTTCCCGCCGCCAGACGGTCCATGCACCATCATGAGTGCGTCAGACTGTAGCCACCCACGCACAAGCCAGCGGATCGGGGCCGGTTGTGCGCAAAAATCAGATACAGGAACCAACCACCCGGCGTTTTTTGGTGGGCACAACAACGACAACACATCCCCGCCACTGGCCGCGTAGTCGTTTACGTCACCCTTTTCTGGCGAAATTATAACCCTGCAACCAGTAGCTTCCCCTGCAACGGCTGCGTACTCCTGCCCTTTCCCGTTGTTGTCATTATCTCCGACGATAACAATGTCTCTCGCTGCGCCAAATTGTTTTTTGATATGTTCGGCAACATCTAACATATTCCCACCTGAGAATGCGACGACACACGCGCTACCGGTGGTCTCGTGTATCGTTGATGCAGTCGCGAACCCCTCGGCGATATAAATACTGCCCGACCCTGTTTCCCCGATGATGTAGTGACCACATTTCATTTTTCCAGATTTAAGGAAACGCTTCTCTCCGTTTTCTGAGATGAATTGAAGCGATTGAATATCGCCGCTCTCGCTATAGACGGGAATGACTAGACGTCCATCCTCAGACAATCTCGCGCCGTTTGCGCTTACGTTTTTACGCGTCAAATACTCGCTTGAATCACATTCTTTTGACCGTTCCCATATCTGAGCCGCTGATAGCGCGGCGATTGATTGAGCGGCCATTTTGGCATCATCTCTCATTTTCTTAGACTCAGCCATTCGCCTTGCGTGTTGCATGCTCTCCATCATTGATAATGGCCTATCTATATGAGCTCGCCACGACTGATCAACGCCGTCACGCCAACAACCAAACCGGCCAGCAGGTACGCCGTCTGGAAATATTACATACCATCCAGTCTTACCTTTTGAGTTGTTATCAAAGCGGTGCAACGTGCCATCGATTATTATTTGCGGCGGTGGGGATATTCCAGCCGATCGCATAGATTCTGCTATTTGATGTTCCATTTTTAAACTCCCAGATTATTGAGTGGCCAGTCTACACTTTTACAATGTAAAGAGCAATGCGTTTTTTTATATCTGAAAAAATTTAAAAATGTATTTACATTGTAAAGATATTATGTTATTATTTCAATTATAATTTAGGAGGTATTAATTATGAATCAAGAGGAATTCAATGAAATTTTAGAATTACACCGGAAATATTTAAACAATGAACCGGGTGGAGAATGTGCAGATTTTAGCTTTGTAGATTTGAGAGATGTAATCTTTAATGATTCAGATTTGAGAGGTGTAAAATTTATGGATTCAGATTTGAGTTGTGCAGATTTTAGCGATGCAAAATTTTTGATGCAAAATTTTTAAAAAATAAGGATAAAAAATGAAAAATATCAACGAGTTAATTTATAAAGTGAAAGAAAAACATCATCATTTAATGATTAATGACGACCACGTCTTGGTGTTAACGAAGAAAGGATCATCTCTTTGCAAAAGGAATGTTATTGACATGATAACAATAAAGCCCTATAATGACATAGAGATTCAGTGTCCAAGATATGCCGGGGAGACATTGAGGTCGGCAGCTGCGAAATTAAATAATATTTTGGAGGTTTGTGTTTGAGATGATAAACTCCCCTAAATATTCGACAACTCTTTTTTAAAATCTCTATACGCCGCCTCAATTATCCCTCTGAGAGCGGCGTCAGAAAAGAAAAAGTCAACAGCGGGTGGCGTTATTGATTGAAGCGTTGTAATTGCCTTTTGAAGTTTTTCGGAGTTGTCAATATCTGGGAAATTCTTTGCTACATACCGGACTGCATAACGTGCCATCTCCTGCAAATCTTTATCGTCTACTTTTTTAACGTCACCTTTTATTTTTGATATTACGTCGTCTTTCAAATTGTCGGCGTGTTTCTTTAGCTCAGTTTCAACAAATGAACGGACAACGCCGCCAACTGCCCAGCTAACAACGGCAGTTCCAATATTTCCAAAAAATCCTAGTATAAAATTCATTTTAAAATCCTCATTTGTTTAATAACCGTACCGATATTCGCTATCGCTTTATCGATAACAATTACCTGAGACACGTTCGCTGCCTGCAAATTCATTAATTCACGTTCAATTTTATCAAGTTTCATACTTAATAGCAAAATAAGTTCGTGCATCGAGTGGAAAAGTTCAATTTCTTCACTCGTTATTTCCTCCATTGTAACCTTTCTTAGTGAGTGATTTTAGTGAATCGCTGATATGACTAAGTTGGTCAGTGATCCTTGCAAGCATTAATTCTAGTGTTTGGTGAGTGACGTAATCACGTTTCATGTCAAGGATATTTTTCTCTGATTTTTCAAAATCTTCTTTTAATTTCTCAAATTCTGATTTGGTTGTGAAAATACGATAAAGCAGAATAATTGACGAAACACCGCCAGAAAAAGCGCCTATCAACAAATAAAACATTTCCATATTATCTTACGCAACTCTTTCTGCGAAGTTCGGCGTAACCAGCGATGGCTACCCAGTGGTCGGTAAACAGTTTGTCACCCTCACCTATGCGTGCTATTTTCTGTAAAACATCATAAATAGCCTCGGCCCTTTCCGGTAGAATTATATTTTTTTGCAAAACTTTCTTTAGTGCCTGTGATGTGTTTGAAACGTCACAGAAAGATCCATGCGTTTTTTCTCTATCGTTTAGAATTTGCGAAATCATATACCGTCAACATTTCTGGTTTATGCGTTTTTAATAACGCAAAGCAAAAATCATCATCCTCGGTTATGCCAATGCAGCCAAGAGTTCCAGGTACGCCACCGTCTTTATGGATAGCAAGGTTGTATCTTGACGTTTCAAAAAGTGGTTCTATCCCCATTATCCAAGTGCCCAACCCTTCAGGTGAACCAGAAGGAAGCGGCCTTGCGGCGTGGCATTTATACTCTCCAAAAGGTAGCGGACCATTTCCCCATCCGCCAGAGTTGGCAGGGAATTGTCGGACGCATCTGTCCCCATCCATAAATAGTAGTTCCCCAAATACTATATCAGCTTTTTTGCCTTTTTCTTTTTTTGTTACGTGAAATTCTAGTGTGTTCATGATGGCCAACCAAGTATAGACACCTGCACGCTAGACACGCTTGGGGTACCAGCCGTCTCTACATAGGCAACATAAATATAATCACCCGCTGACATCCTTAGCGTTATGGATCCAGATTGCGAGCTGTTCTGGTCTGTAGAGCCGGCTCCAATCTGCACAGCCCTTAGTAAAGTCCCAGATGAATTGTAATGGTTAAGCGTAACGTTACCGGAAAAACCACCCGTTGCGGCTATAATGCAGTCTACAGATATGATGTATAGACCGGATGCTGATATTGTTATTTTTCCAGAAGAAAGAGTAAACCCACCAACATTTTCAACTTCAACGAGGTTGTCAATATTTCCAGTATTACTCCTGGAACCGCTGTCAGCCAAGAAATATGGCTGTGCACCAATAGTTAACGCGCCAGTAAAAAACCCATCTTTAAAACCAAAACTTGAACTTCCTAGATCAATGGTGTCATCGACACCAGATCCTGAACTATTAACAGGAAGCAATGCGCTACCATAATTCACATTTCGCCAATTCTCCATGGCTTTTGTAGCGTCAAGCGGGTCGCCATTATTAATATTATTGAACGTCATTCTTTATACCTTCTCGCATTTTATAGTTGTTTTCCAGTTGTCAAGATCAGATGATACCCCAGTGACAAGGGACTCTGCGGCGGAGTCGATAATTAGCCCGGCGCGTGCAGCAGATCCGACAACATCACCCCAAACACCATACCCCCAACGGGCAACATCCTCTGGGTATACGCCAGGTATTGATATGTTTATCAAATCCATTACGTTGATATTATTTAACATCATTTTACAGCTAAACGTCAAACTTTCTCTTGGGTTCTCCCAGTATGCAAGCAGTGCATCAAGTAACGCCTGCCTATCAGAAGATGACAAAATTGAAACGTCAACCTCTGACGTTTTATTTAAATACTTTTCACGAAGTTTGTCATTTGAGCTTTGAGCAAATATTGGCGGAGAAGATGTATAGTCATTCCATCTCAAAACTACACGCTTTGCGCCTTCGTCGTCGTAGCTGTCAATGGTGTAAATGTCTGGGTCTGATGTCCCAGACCCTTTGAAAACTCGCTTAGAAGTGCCTACCGGCGTGCGCGGTATAAATTTAAAGGACTGCCCGTTTCCTTCGCTACCGATTATCTCACCGACCAAAACGGGTACTGAGTTGCTTAGGAAAGCCAGCCTTTGGATTACTTGCCAGTAATCCCCCTCTAACGCCGAAGGGTCCGCTATCTCGCCGTCAAGTGCCGGGGTGTTCGTGTCAAGATAAATGAAATCAGAAACTTTTGATAGCCCAAATATCCCAGAAATTAACGTAGAGATATCAGTAGGCGTCGCACTATATGACCTATCTGATATCGGGTAGTTTTTCAGTACGTAAAGATAGCTCATGGTGTTTATCACGGCAACACGGTCCTCAGATGTGCGAACCGACTCTATAAGGCCCTCAAACATTGTGCAGCCGCCCTGCTCTTCTCCGTCTGAGTCAAGGTATCCGGCCTCTATTTTTATTCGTGTAAACTTACGCGTCAAGAAAACGTCGTCTGGGAAAAACAATGACGTACTTGATCGCTCGTTATTCCATAGTCCGGTGTCGTTCCTTATCTTTATAGTAACGCTGGAAATATCAAACGTAGACTGATCAGTCGATGGGTCGGAGTCAATCTCATACGTGACAATGCCCCACTCTATGACCTGATCCTCGCCGTCTATCGTGTCGACGCGTTGCCAGTCTGATTCGTAATCGCCAGACGTTAGCTTTCTTTTGATCCACAAACGGCGAAAAGGCCGGTGGATGTTGCTATCAATCTGCTCCTCTGCGCTCACGTCTCCTGCAACTCCATGGCCAACGACTGATTTAATTCTAGTATGTTGGATTTTAGGTTTGGTGAAAAATCATTAACGTAGTTAACTTGATAGATGTCTTGCAATCTAAAACCGACATCAACGCCTTCATACTCACCGCCGCTTGGGTAGATATAAAAAACATCGCCAAGCTCTTTTAGCGTCAAGAAAAGATCAATATCAGAATATGAAGCGTCGGAAAATGTAATTTTTATTTTAGACTTTTTCCCAAAAAAAACGTAAACATTACCGCCGTTAGCTGTCTCATGTATTACAGATCTCTCATTTTGAGATATCACGAACGATGATGGCCTACGCGATGGAGTGCCGATCAAATCGAACGCCATTATTTCGCCTACATATTTTTGAGCGTCTGCGACAATTGTTGTCTCGAATGTAAACTGCAATCTTGACGTAGAAACTTGAGCGAAGCTAAAAAAACTTGTCGCCGCTGAGTTGCCACTGAGTGAAATTGCTGGCGAAAAGTCAACGTATGAAGCCCCGTTCCAATACTTGACGTTACCACTTTTTATGTTGTGATTATCCATCATGATGGCACTTATATTTTTGGCCACGTCACCTGTAAACGTTATCTGCCACACTTCATCCGTAACATCATCAGACCCTACAGACGTCAATTTGGTGTTTCTTTTTCGGTCAAAAATGGCAGATGTTGAGATTGAAGGCGCAGATGTCATGACAAATGTGCTGCCACTATTTATCCTATTCTTTGTGTGAAATGAAAATGTTGGTGTTGCCATAATGTTACTTTCTAGGTGTCAGCTCGCCAGTTCTTAGCATCTCGGTTTGTTTCTTGTAAACGCCTTTTGCCAACGTTGTCATGCCGTCAGAGTCCAAGATTATCACGCGAAGAATTGCCTGGCCACCACCCAAAACTTCCTGTGACCGTGGATCGTCTAATGGTATTACAGCTTCGGCGCGCCCGCCCTCTCCGATTGTTGCCTGAACCCCGCCGGATTGAGGCATTACGATGCCGCCCTCTGCAAGTTTGATCGGGGATATAATGGACCTGGCACCGGATGTTATCGCTCCCGCGGCGGCTATTGCGGCATAACCCAACGGGTCAGTAAACATTGACGCCATTAGCTTACCTATCCCCATTTGAAGTAGTTTTCCAGCCTCAATGTCTATCGCAGCCAATGCCTCGCGTTTGTAAAACTCAAGGATTCCCTCCGAAACGGCCTCTTGTATAGAAAGTTGACCCTCTCCCAATTTGGCGAATGCATCCAAAAACATTGATTGCTGCAACTTTTTCTTTGCGTCAAGCTCAACCATCCTCTGCGTTTCTAAATCGTAACCTCTTTTCCTTATAGCATCTATAGCGTCTTGAGTCAGACCCTCTTGCTCAAGCAGCCTTTCATTGTGCGCAATCTCTTCTTCAAGCGTGATTTGATTGAGTGCTTTTTTACGTTCAATTTCTTGAGCGTCTTTTTCGAGAAATATTTTCTCGGCATCCTGTTTTATTTTGAGTGCTTTTGCGGCTTCTCTGTCTATTTCGCGCTGCGCTTTTTCTTCTTTGCGTTGTTTTTCTTCTTCTTCTTTCTGTTTTTCTAAATCAGCCGCCGCCTTTTTATCAGATTCTACCTGAGCCAACCTGTCTTTTTTATCCTGAACCTCTTTGTCTTCAAGTGCTTTTTTTTCTGCGAGTGCTTTTTTCTTGTCCGCTATCTCCTTTTCCTCAGCGTCGGCTTTTTTCTTATTTAGTTCATAGATCGCTTTTTTTAGTGCTTCAATAGATTTTTTGTCTGATTCTACGTCAAAAAATGGCTTTACCTCTTCTTTATTGAACTTTCCGAGAGCGTACCTCATGCCATACATAACACTATTAACGGCCTCTTTTACGGCAATCAAGCTCTTTGTTACGCTAACCCTCATTTCAAGGAAAGCTATTTTTATGCTGTCCATATTTCTATAGACAGCCGTCCCAAGAAGCGTCACGCCGCCAATCAAAAGACCCATTCCTGTACTTCCAGCAAGTGCTATGAGTGCTATCTTCGCACCGCCAACGGCAAGCGCAAAGAGTCCGAATGCAGTTACCATGCCCATGACGCCAGTTGTTACGGCGGCAGATATTGAAATAAACGTTTTTGATGCTGGTGAAAGATTGTTTACCGCTTCAACTAACCAACGTAATGCATTAACTATAGTATTAATGGGCTTAAGCAATGGCTGTCCCATAGCAATGGCCAAAACACCTATTTGGTCCTTAAGGTTAGAAATAGCCCCGCCGGTTGTTTCAGACTGGGCTTTCATCATGTCATGGAATCGGTACCCATCGGACGTCATTAATTCAAACGCTTTTCTAACGTCTTCCGCTGATATCTTTGATTGCTCACTCAACTTTCTAACCTGAGTTACAGACACCCCCAAAACTTTAGACAAAAACTGATCGATCGGAACGGTTGCATCTCTTATCTGCTTAAGATCTCCACCCATAGCCCGCCCGGCGGCCTGAATGTCAGAATACCCTCGGACGATC